ATAGTTCTTGCAGACCATGCAATCTTTATGCCATGCCTGATGGCACGTTTATTGCATACTGTATAGCCTTACTTTTACAGTAGATGTTATTCTTTTTTACAGTATCCTACAGTAGCGACCCCGAAAAGTGGGAATTCGTGCGCTATCTTTACATCCCATCCTCAGCCGTAAACAATTTCGCAAAGTTCGCCCCCAAAAAAAAATAAAATTCATAACAGCAAACTTTCGGTTGACTTGTTCTTTTAAATATGATATAATTGAAAATATTAAAAGAGATTAAATTAAACCCAAATTAAAAACAAGGATATTAACCGCCCTTGTGGGGCTGTAAATGATTAATACCCAATATATATAATTATTATAACAGTTAATATGATCGAAAGGGGGTATTGTGTCTAATTTAACTACTTACGATACAGGAGCTACGAGGAGTGCAGATGCTTCTGGAACCCGTTATGACCTTGTACCGGCAGAAGGAATTGAGGCAGTAGCAAAGGCCATGCATGAAGGTGCTGTAACGCATGGGGATCACAATTGGAAGAAGGGGTTAAAGAACTCAGTTTTAGTAAACCACGCTTTACGTCATATTGTGGAATTTCTCAAAGAAGGTAATGTCCATGATGACCATATAGGTCACGCATTGGCTAACCTAATGATGTTGAAGTGGAATGAATCTAACCTACCTGAATTTAACGACCTACATAATGAAGCACAGGAGTTTGCAGAGGAGATGCCCCCTGTTAAACGTCCAGTAGGCCGTCCTAAAAAAAGCATCGAATCACAAATAGGAGCGAATGAATGAGCGACTTGATTAAGATTGGTGGTTTATGGCAGAATAAGGACAAGAATGGTAAAGATTACTTTAGTGGTGGGTTTACCTATGGTACCAAACTGCTAGTAATGGCTAATACCTTTAAGGAGAAGGATAATGAGCCTGATTTTATCGTCTACATTGGTAAAAAAGAAAAACAAGATGCTGAAGAATGAGTGTCCTTATAAAGTGGAGCCAGTATGTTTAGAGCAATCGCAGAAGTCTTTGGACTCGCAAGAGATGTCCTCAAACGAAGGGCACTTGGTAAACATGACCGTGAATGGCAGGAGAACCAGAAAGAGATTGAAAAGTCTTTGGAGCATCGTGACCCTAATCGTATTAATGCTCTTTTTAAGCGGTTGCGAAAGCAAGGTAGTTCTTCTGAAAAGCGGTGAAATGCGTATCTTAGAGGATGGATGGTATGCGGTTTCTGAAAGTTGGGTGGAGGAACGCTTGCAATTTGAAAACAATATGGTAAAACGGTTGCATGAGTGCCATGCACCAAACTAAAGGAGTAGTAAAATGGTAAAAACAATCATTGGTTTGATTGACAATATGTTCCCCGGACAAAAGACATACATACTGCTTGGTATGAGTATGCTTATGATGGCTTGTCAGGGGTTAGGGTATCATTCGTTCTCTGCTGAAGTATGGGGGATGATGGGTATTGGTGGTGCTGCAACATGGAAGATGGGTGCAGACCGTAAGAAAGAATGAACTGGGTAGTCCGGGTTCTTCTAGTATCGTGTTTGCTTATAAGTCCTCCTCCTTCTTCCGGGCAGACATTAAAAGCGGTACTAGAGGAGCCTAACTTTGACTATGTAGCAACGTGGGAGTTGCACTTTGCGTTAGGCATTGTTGCGACTATTGAGACAGATGAGGGGGTACTGTACTTAGCGTATCCTATTTTAGATCAAAGACCGGTTAATAACTGCAAGCCTTACCGTAAGGTAGGGCATGAAGTTTATTTATTAGAAGATGGCAACCAGTTTGTTGTATCCGAGTCACCATCTTTGTATAGAGTAAACAATCAAGATTGGAAAATGTGGGATGCCAAACGATAACAAGCCTAGTCTATTTATTAAAGGTGGTGTAGGTGGCCCCGGTAGACCTAAAAACGCCATCAACAAGAACCGCCTAGTGTCAGAAGTGCTTAATAAGCTAAACTTTGACCCCCTTACTGAAGCCGTTTCATTGTTTAGGGATGAAGAGACTCCGGTTAAGGTGAAAGCAGACTTAGTGGTAAAGATGATGCGTCTAGTCTACCCAGAAGTAAAACAGATTCAGGTGGAGAGTCACACAATGGCAACCAACGTGAATCCAATTGCGGAAGCAATGATGCAGATTAAAGAAAAAGCCGAAGGTTTCTCATACCAGAATAGGAATTTGAGTGGAACCAAAGACTCCAAAGAATCTAGTACAACTAATTAAAAGTAGGACATGGAGATTAAACAATCTCTACCATATACGCCCTAAAGAGGGCAGTAATCTAATTCCTTTTAAGCTCAACTGGGCACAGAAGGAGTTATATGAAAATATATGGAACCGTTTAATTGTACTAAAGGCTAGACAGCTAGGAGTAACGACCTTTTTCTCTGTCTTATTCCTTGATGATTGCTTGTTTAACGCAAATCGTGAAGCTGGTATCATTGCTGACACCCGTGAGAATGCAGAAGAAATATTCCGTACTAAGGTTAAGGATGTTTGGGATAATATAGCCCGTGATATACCAGCATTACGTAGTTTAATTAAGGATACAGTACGATTAGAGAGCGAACAGGGTAAGAGGCTGATCTTTAGTAATGGATCGGCCTTTCGTGTATCGACTTCTATGCGTTCTGGTACGTTAAGTCAGCTATTGATTACTGAGTACGGTAAGATTTGTGCCAAAGAGCCAGAGAAAGCAAGAGAAGTACGTACTGGTAGTATTGAAACCTTGCCTAGAGATGCTTTATTAGCAATGGAATCTACGGCTATGGGTAACGAGGGTGATTTCTTTACAAAGTGTAGGGATGCAGAGCTTGATAACCTTGCACACAAAGAACTTACTACAATGGACTACAGGTTTTTCTTTTTCCCTTGGTATAAAGAGAAAGCTTATAAACTAGAAACAACGACTCCTATACCACCGGACGTAGAAACGTATTTTGATAAACAAAGTCTCGACTTAGACCGTACTTTTACTAAAGCTCAAAAAGCATGGTACGCTAAAAAGCTTTCAGAGCTTGGAGATGATGTTAAAAGAGAGTATCCTACTACTGCTAAAGAAGCTTTTGAACAAAGTATAGAAGGAGCGTACTTATCTAGGCATATTCAGTCTGCTTATATAGACGGAAGGATTGATGATGTACCGTATATTCGTAGACTGCCAGTACATACGGCATGGGATTTAGGAATTAATGACACAACCTGTATTTGGTTTTTCCAGATACACCAAGATTGTGTACGTTTTATTGATTACTATGAGAATGCAGACGAGGGTTTGACCCACTACATTAATCTACTCAAACAGAGAGATTATAGATACGGCAAGCACCTCGCTCCGCATGATATTGAGGTCAGAGATTTTACAATTGGTAAAACAAGAAAAGAATTTGCTAGAGAACAAGGCTTAATCTTTGAGACGGTACCACGACCTAATGATGTCATGGATAAGATTGAAAGTGTCCGTACATTGTTTCCACAGTATTATTTTGATGAAACGAAATGCTCTAGGGGCTTGACTTGTTTAAAGAATTACCGTAAAGAATGGGATGATAAGAACGGTTGCTACAAGAATCGTCCACTTCATAACTGGGCATCACATGGTTTTGACGCATTATCTACTTGTGCTTTAGGCTTTGAAGCTGGATATTTAAATGTTACTGTAATGCAAGACAGTGCAGTATCAGACTATGACGTTTTCGAGTAAGGGAACTATGAAAGATTCTAGGTTGTCAAGAATTGGTGTATCAGGTTATAACAAACCAAAGCGTACTCCTAAACATTCAAAAAAATCTCATGTAGTTGTAGCCAAGCAGGGTAGTCAAATTAAAACGATTCGATTTGGACAGCAAGGGGTTACTGGTGATCGCACAAAAACAAAACGCTCAGACTCATTTAAAGCTAGACATGGTAAGAATATTGCTAAGGGTAAGATGTCGGCTGCATACTGGGCAAACAAAGTAAAATGGTAAGGAGATAGCGTATGGGTATGGGAAGTAAGGGTGCAATGCCAGCAATGCCAGCACCCGTTATACAGGAAGCCCCAAAACAAGCCGATTATTTACCTCCTAAGACACCTCTGCCTGAAATACCGGAAGTGTCTCAAGCTAAACTAGATGCAGACAAGCGAAGAAAAATGCAACGTCTAGCACAGACTGATACTAGAGAGTCTAATATAACAAATATTGGGGGTGCGTTAGGAGATGGGGCAGTAGACGAGGAAGAAATTGTAACTCCTAATTTATTTGTCACACCTAAAAAAATTGGAGCAAGCTCAACTAAAGGGCTACTCAGTTCATAAAGGAGCTAGGATGAGACACGACAATTACGAATTAGAACAAACGCTTGCAAAAATTATGCGTTTTGCAGATTGCAAGGGTGGTGGTGGGCCACAGATAGACTATGCTGCTATACAACGCCAACAGCAACAAGAGCAAGAGCGTAAACGTGCTATTGCACAAGCTGCTGCCGATGAAGAATATCGTGTTAAAGGTGTCAGTGACTACATAGATTATATGTATGACAACCCAGAACAAACGAGACATCAAGCCCCTACAGGTAGATACTTTACAGCAGTAAGCCCCGGTTCTGTACCAAATCAAGTCTTGTCAAACTACCAATCCGATAAATCTATTACACCAGAAACAGTCAAAGCGAACCCAGAGAAGTTTTTTAACAGGCGAACGAGCGAAGCTTCTATTAAGCCCGGTAGAATTAGGTTTGGTAGAATGGCAGATCAGTCCGCTACTGATGCTGGAGGTTTACTGGGTACAGGTGGACAAGAACAAAAAACTTTGTTAGGAGCTTAGTATGTCAGTATCGAATGATTTAATGAAGCGGTACGAAATACTAAAGAACGACAGGATTCTATGGGAACCGTTTTTTCGTGATGTAAGAGATTACATTCGTCCACGCAAACAACAAATTGACAGCACACATCATATAAGCGGTGAGAGACACACTAACAAAATGTTTGACTCGTCTGCACCGGAAGCTAGCCGTATTATGGCTATGTCTATGCAACAAGCGTTAGTGCCACAGTCTATTATGTGGTTTGGGTTATCTATTCCTTCTGGGCACGAACTTTATCCCTTAAATAATGAGCCTAGTGTAAAGCGTTGGTTCCATTCTGTAACGGAAAAAATGTTTTATACAATGCACGAAAGTAACTTCTATACAGCTATTGGTGAGGCGTTTCTAGACTTCACATCTTTTGGTACCATTAATTTACTACTGGAAGAAAACGATGCTCCAGAAAGAAATTTTGGTGGGCTAGCTTTTACTTCCATTCCTACTGGTCAGTTTGTATTTTCGGAGGACAAACGTGGCAAACCGGATACAGTATTTTGGGAGTATGTTTTTACTGCAAGGCAAGCAAAGCAAATGTTTGGTAGTAAAAAACTACCCGATTCAATTAAAAAAGCAATACGTGAAGCACCTGATACTAAGTTCACATTTGTCAGGGTTGTCTTGCCAAGTGAGGACTATAAGGTAAACTCAGTAGATGCAAATAATAAGAAATATGCAGCATTAGACATCCACTATGATTCTAAGACTGTAGTAAGGAAAAGTGGATTTGACGAGCTACCGTATGTGATTGGCAGATTTGAAAAGGCATCAGGAGAACTATGGGGCAGAAGTCCTGCTGACATAGCTATGCCAGATATAAAGACGCTCAATAAGATTCGGGAACTGGAACTTAAAGGGCTTGCTACTGCCGTTCACCCACCGTTGATTGCACCAGACCAAGGTATCATTGGCACGTTCCGCATGACACCTTCTGCAATTAACTACTCTAGAGAACCAGAGCGTTTTAAGTTCTTACGATTTGAAGGACGCATTGATTTGTCGTCTTTAAAAGCGAATGAACTAAAGAAGTCGATACGAGGCATCTTCTTAGCTGATCAATTGGTGTTACCTGAAAAGCTCAATATGACAGCCGAAGAAGTTGCTACAGTAAGGGAACAGATACAAAACTTACTCGGCCCTACGGTAGCTAGATTTGAAAGTGAAGTCCTTACTCCATTAATCCTCCGTAGCTTTGGCTTGCTCAATAGGTCAGGAGCGTTGCCACCGGCTCCACCAGAGCTAGCAGAGCTAGATGAAATTGAGGTGTCTTACATTGGACAAATGGCAAAGAATCAAAAAATACAAGACGTTACCGCAATACAAAGATGGCTCGGTGTGGCTGCAAATATGGCTGGTTTTGCACCTGAAGTACTTGATAATATCAATGTCGATGAGGCTTTACAGATTATTGGTGACAGAATGGCTGTCCCGGCATCTGTTATGCGTTCTGAGGAAGAAGTAGGCCAGCTACGTGCCCAACGACAGGAGCAAATGGCAATGCAAGAGCAATTAGCTCAAGCATCACAGGTTGCGGAAGGTGCAGGACGAGCAGCCCCAATGGTTAAAGCACTAGGAGGTGCCGATGCGTTCCCAGTCCAATAACGAACTGGATGAGATTAGAGAAGCAATAGCTAAAACATTCACTGGAACCTATGGTGAAAAAGTACTACAATTTTTGGAGGATATGTATTTAAACCAGTTATCAGCAGAACCGAATGATCCATACACTACTTACTTTAACGAAGGGGGTAGGGGATTAGTGTTAGGCTTGAAAGCTCAAATTTACGCTTACAAAAATAGTAGTGATACTAACGTGAAACAAGAATACTAAAAGGAGTGGTAATGTCAGAACAAATAGAGGCCGTTACAAGCGATAACCTCATTGATACGACACCGGAGGTTACGGAGGAAACATGGCAAACTCAACATTTGTCAGAAGATTTACAGGGGAATGAAACGTTATCCAAGTTTAAGGATGTGGGATCGCTGGGTAGTTCTTATTTAGAGCTACAAAAAATGGTTGGTTCAAGAGTAAAAGTACCAGCCGAAGATGCCAGTGAGGAAGATGTTAATTCTTTTTACAATCAAATTGGTAGGCCAGAGTCACCTGATAAGTATACGATTGATATGCCAAGTGATGCCTACCCACAAGATACTGTACAAGCATTTTTACAAGAAGCACACTCGGCTGGTTTAACTAACAAACAGGCTCAAGCTGCAATTAACTTCTATAATTCTATAGAAAGCAACGGTCAGATTGACAGTGCAGCAGCTATGCAGCAAGCTAAAGTAGATGCAGAATCTACACTCAAGAAAGAGTGGGGTCAAGCAGACTACGCTAAAGAATTAGCTATTTCTAGACGAGCGTTTAATCGTTTTGCAGATGATGATTTAAAACAGTTCGTAAATGATACGGGTGTTACAAATAATGTAGCTATGATTAAGTTCCTCAATCGTATTGGCAAGGCATTTAGTGAGCCTGATATGGGTGGTGCTGGTAAAGATTCGGGTTCGATTGATGGTGATTCTGCTAAAATTGAAATTGGTGCAATGTTAAAAGATAAAACGCATAAGTTTCATGAAGCGTTATTTGATAATGCTCATCCGAAACATTTAGAGGCTTTATCCTATAGAGATCATCTATATGATATAGTCTATGCGGAGGATGAATGACTGATAAAGAAAACATTAAATGTTCTAGTTGTGGGCAATTTGAACTTAGGGAGCGCACTCTAAAAGGCAAATCCACACCTGAGCAATATGGGTACTGTACATACTATGACCGGCAAACTGCTGCTGAGACATTTTATAGCTGGTGCCCCGGTGGTTCCCGTATACCAATCGTAGCGGAGAAGCCAAGTATTGTGAAGCCAACGGCCTTGAAAAAGACAACCAAAACTTCACGCAAATAGAGCCTACATGGTGTAGATAACTCTGATTCTTACAATCTCTTTTGCTAGAGGTGTATTATGAGTACTGAAGTCAATAAGGCGTTTGCCCAGAAGTTTAGGGACAGTTTTATTCACTTAGTACAGCAAAAAGGTTCACGTTTGCGTGAGTATATTCGTGTAAATACGGATGTACAAGGCAAGTACGACCATTTTGATCGTCTGGGTAACACATCGGCTCAAAAAAT